AGGATTAACATTTATGGGTACTGGGTATTTTACAAGTGAAACAGAATCTTATACAGCTACTGAAAAAGACCATATTACAGATTATAAAATAATAGCTGACTGGATAAATAATAATGAAAATAATAATAAAAATAATAATGAAAATAATAAATAATATATAAAAAAGGATTATAATAATTAATTGATATTATAAAAATATTAAATATATTTTGATAATGTATATAAAAGTAAAATGGCCGAAAACAACACAAATGATAATGTTAAATTATTTATTTTAGACCCGCTTTCCGTCATAATTAAATTGGCGATTATTAGTAACAAACCATATGGGACAAAAATATTGATACAAAATAATGTTATATTTTTCCAAGAACCAGGAGTGTTTCAAGCATTTTGTCGATATGTCCTAAATACAAACAAATCGGATTTACAATATATGTATAATCCAATTCACGCGGCATGTCAACATTTTTTAAAAAAGGAGTTCATTGAATCAACACCGAGAATCAAAACTTTGTTCAAATGTGCCCAAACAGGGATTGAGAAACTGAAAGAAACATATAAAGAGTATTCAATGATTTGTTTATGCCTAAACTATTATCACATAATCATTAATAATTTTGTAGAACAAATTTACAATGAGAATATTTTTTGCAAAGATAATATGACAATCTTATATAACAATGAAGTAGTCGACAAATTGAATAATCAATGGTCAAAGGAAAAAATAAAGATTATATTGGATTTAATCAGTTTTTTAACTAATGATAAAATGGCGATAAATAACGTGAAATCACTTGAAAATATTATGAATAATATTGACATAGAAACACGCGAATTAATTAGTAATATGTAGGTTTTATTTATTAAATCAATAAATAATTCAATAATTCAATAATTTAATAAAATAATTTAAATCCATAAGTATTTAAAGATTTAAATTAAAAACAATGTATAATGTCCACTTTTACTGATAAATCCAAAAATCAAACGCAATGTGTAACCGACGGGAATGTTTTAACAATCAAAACTGTACAAATTGCTCCATTTAGAACATTGATGACTGCTCTAAAGGATATTTTATTAGAAACTAATATTACTTTTGAACCTGATGGAATCCGAATTATTAATATGGATAAATCGCACACTATTTTGGCCCATCTTTATTTAGCAGCGCAAAATTTCGAGTTCTACGAGTGTAAAAAGGAGAAAATCATTATTGGTGTTAATATGTTTCACTTGTTTAAATTGATCAACTCAATTGATAATGATGATACTTTGACCATTTACATTGAGAATGGTGACTATGTCGACGGAATTGTTTCGCATTTGGCGCTCAAATTTGAAAACGGTGAAATTAAGCAATGTAAGACACAGAAGTTGCGTCTAATTGAGCCTGACCAAGAGGAGCTCGAGTATCCTGATGTTAAATTCTCTTCTATTATCACTTTGCCTTCGGCTGATTTTCAGAAAATTATTCGCGATTTGTCTTGTATTTCTGATAAGTTGGAAATCAAATCTGTTGGTAATGAGCTCATATTTAAATGCTCGGGACAGTTTGCTTCTGCTGAAATTCATCGCGCCGAATCTGATGGAAGTATGGGCTTTGTTTTGAAGCAAGATTCTTCTAAAATTATTCAGGGTGAGTTCTCTCTAAAGAACCTTGGTTACTTCATTAAATGTACTAATTTGTGTTCCCAAATTGAAGTCTACTTGGAAAATGATTTGCCGCTGGTTGTGAAGTATAATGTAGCGAGTCTTGGGGAGATAAAGCTCTGCTTAGCAAATTTACCCTCATAAAAATGTTACCATTTATCGTAACAATATATTAATATAAATATAATATGTATTTTTATCGTGTTATATATATAATAAAATAATAAAATAAAATTATCTTATTATTTTAGAATAAATGTCATTAAACTATAGTCAATATTTAGGAGCAAAAAGATGTTGTGATTTGAAAACACAAGCTTCTCAAGGACCTCAAGGTTTTCAAGGACCAGCGGGAGGAGGAACAGGATCAGCAGGAGGAGCAACAGGAGCACAAGGAGCAACAGGAGCAACAGGAGCACAAGGAGCAACAGGTGTCGCAGGTCTTGTAGGAGCAACAGGATTACAAGGTATAACAGGAGCACAAGGAGCAACAGGTCCCGTAGGTATAACAGGAGCTGTAGGTCTTATAGGTGCTACAGGAGCCCAAGGTGCCACAGGAGCACAAGGAGCAACAGGTCCCGTAGGGATAACAGGAGCACAAGGAGCAACAGGAGAACAAGGTGCCACAGGAACACAAGGTGCAACAGGTTTCCAAGGTGCCACAGGAGCACAAGGAGCAACAGGTCCCGTAGGGATAACAGGAGCACAAGGATCAACAGGAGAACAAGGAAATAATTTTGCTTATTCAACAATATCTTTTTTTTTAGACACAGACAAAACATATGGAAATGTACTTAGTAACTCAATGTTATCAGCAGATATGCAAGTTTTTAACGTATTGGGATTCCCCCCATATTATGGATGGGCGATTTTACCGCATGGAGGAGGACCTTATTATAATGTATTTGGAAATTATATCGGAAGCGTATTATCTGGTGGAATAAATTATGGTTCAAATATTGGTGAATATATGCCACAACAAGGACAAATATATGGTGGATCAATAAATTTTGCTCTTAAAGATAATGGAACGGGAATAAAATATTCTGTTTACGGAACAAATTATGGTTCTTCAACAAGTCAAGGAGTGTTTCCTACTATTATACCTCCTTCTACAATACAAGCTATAAATCAAATTCCTTCTTCTATTTTTTCCGGTGGTGGAAATCTTCAAGGCAGTTATTCAAATTGGTTTGTTGATCCTATACTCTTCGCTGCCGGAGATTATATTGGCATATTTATAACTTACGAGCCACCTGTAACTGTATCAGGACGTGGTTTACCTATACCTGATCCGATAACAATTGAAGGAACCCTATATATTCGGTTTGACAATACAAATGTTGGCCGTCAAGGATATCATACTGCGGGTACGTGGCCTTAGTTTCACTTTTCTTTACTTAAAACTTTTTTATATTTCATATTATAAAAAAGTATATTTTGTTTTTTCTCCACTTTTTTTTAAAAGTGGATATATATATATGTCAAGTAATTATACCCAATATTTAGGAGCAAAAAGATGCTGTGATTTAAAAGTACAAGGACCTCAAGGTCCACAAGGATCTCAAGGAGCTGCTGCTGTAGGACCGATAGGAGCACCAGGTGTAACAGGACCGACAGGAGCACAAGGAGCGACAGGTCGTGGTTGTGTTGGACCAACAGGAGCACCAGGAGCGCCAGGTGTAACAGGATCACAAGGAGCAACAGGACCACAAGGTGTTGAAGGTGTACCTGGTGGATCAGGGTTAATATTATATTATAATCATAGTGCATCAATTCAACAATCAGGATTTCCATCAGGAACATTTCCACTACAAAGATTTACAGGTGGAACTCCTACAACTGTTAGTTATACAGGTGGTACAACTATATCACCAGACGTAGAGCCATGGAGATTAGACCCTTATGTAGCTAACTCTTTTACAATTTCTGGAGGAACATATCAAAGTATTATATTTGCACGCGCGATTGCGCCATCATTAACAGGAAGTATAACAATTACAAATATTACAGATGCGACTCTTGCTCCACTTGCGAGTAATAGTAATACTGTTACTGTAACAGCAACAACACCAGCACCATATATATTGATTGGTGTAATCAACTCAGGAGTTTTTAATTTTCCAACAAATAGTTATATTAATTTACAATTTGAAATAACAGGAGATGTTGAAATTACTTACCAAACTACATCAGCATATAGTAATATAAGTTTTATAACACCAATTTTGGTTCAAGGACAAACAGGTGCCCAAGGAGCTACAGGAGCTACAGGAGTACAAGGAGCCACAGGTGCTACAGGAGCACAAGGTGCCACAGGAGTCCAAGGTGATACAGGAGCTACAGGAGCCCAAGGAGCCACAGGACCAACAGGAGCTCAAGGTGATACAGGAGCCCAAGGAGCCACAGGAGCTACAGGATCTCAAGGTGATACAGGAGCTACAGGAGCCCAAGGAGCCACAGGACCAACAGGAGCTCAAGGTGATACAGGTCCTACAGGAGTCCAAGGAGCTACAGGAGCCACAGGACCAACAGGAGCTCAAGGTGATACAGGTGCTACAGGAGCCCAAGGAGCCACAGGATCAACAGGAGCCCAAGGTGATACAGGAGCTACAGGAGCGCAAGGTGACACAGGAGCAACAGGAGATTTAGGAAATGATGGTTCTAATTCTGGTATATGGCAGTATCAAGGCTTCTCTCCACTACCGTTAGTAGGACCAGTGGGTTCTCAACAATTTTTGACAACAAGTTTAGGATTAGCTTCAATTACAGATATACTTATTTCTAGTGATTCAGTTGGAGCTATATCTTATAATATATGGTTTTTAGCTTTACAAAGCTTGTTTAATAATGGACAAAACGGATATTTACAAATTACTGAACGTGGAAATAATAATATTATTGGACATTATCTTATAACTGGAATTTTAGGACCAGCTTCGGGTGGTTGGTATTTAACCCTTACTCCTTTTGGAGGTATATTTGGGAGTTTCACAGTTGGTAGAAACTATACAATATCTTGGGTTGCTAATGGACCTCAAGGTGCTACCGGAGCTACAGGAGCCCAAGGAGCCACAGGAGCCCAAGGTGATACAGGAGCTACAGGAGCGCAAGGTGCTACAGGAGTAACAGGAGCGCAAGGTGACACAGGAGCAACAGGAGCCCAAGGCGATACAGGAGCAACGGGAGCCCAAGGTGCTACAGGAGCAACGGGAGCCCAAGGAGCCACAGGAGCCCAAGGTGATACAGGAGCAACAGGAGCCCAAGGAGCCACAGGAGCGCAAGGTGACACAGGAGCAACAGGAGCCCAAGGCGATACAGGAGCAACAGGAGCCCAAGGTGCAACAGGAGCCCAAGGTGATACAGGAGCAACAGGAGCCCAAGGTGATACAGGAGCTCAAGGTGCTACAGGATCAACAGGTCCACAAGGTGATACAGGAGCTCAAGGTGCTACAGGAGGAAGTCCTTGGATACCGATGAGTGGATATGGAGCTGGAGGCACTGCTGGATACACAGGAATCGGTGTAACAGGACAAGATGTGCTTATATATGGTAATTTATTAGTGACTGGTGGAATAGACCCAATTTATTTAGCTTTGACACCACAAACAAGTGGTCCAACAGGATTTACAAATCCTTTATGGGTAGATAATATTGGTAATTTGCGCTCAGATAAGATTTTAATAGAAAATACCGTTAATAATACTTCTACCGTCATTTCACCTGTAACTGTTACAATACAAGACCCAACTGGGTCTCCAACGTATACTAATACGACTACAGCGGCAAATATCACTCTTCAAGACTCCAATAACCACAGCAACTTAATCGCCACTACCGGTATCACCATATCTAATACTTCTTCAGGGATTACTACTGGTGCTAATTTTGCCGATGGCATTTTTTACCAAAATAACAATTCATTTTCCTTTCCGCTGGAAAATACAAAACTTTCATTAAAGGCAAATCCTACTTTTGGAACTATTACTTGTTTTAATCTTGCTACTTCTAATTCTGCCCCACTTGATATTCAAGCATCAACTCTAACCCTCAATGGTTCTCCTATTACATCTCCTACACCAGATTTAAATGCTGTTCTCTTCGTTGGTAATAATGCTTTTAGTCAATCAATTACTGGGTTAAATAATGTTGATTTAGTATCAATCAATTCAACATCTTATCCGCCATCTACGCCTTCATGGAACGATACTCTTGCCATAAGTTCAACTGCTAATACAAGCATTAGTTTAAATAATAACAATATTAGTAGCGTGAATGATATACAAGTCAATACGATTAATGGTGGTTCTATCACGAGTATTGGTTTGCTTTGGAGTGATTTTACAAATACAACCGCTTATACTAATTTACCCAATCAAGCATACGCTTTACAAAATACGAGTGGTAGTATTCAACAATCTCAACAACTTTTTGACCGCTTCCAAATTGATGATACTGGTGGAGGTGTGCCTATTAATATGACACTTAATTCAAGTTCATTAAGTTTTACTGATAATACAAGTTCTACTACAACTTCTTATTCTTCTAATACTATATCAAGTCAAAACGGAACTGCTTTTACGATTACTGCTGGTAGTGGAATTAGTGGGCTTCAAGCATTAAATCTTGATTGTAGTTCGTTAGTTATTAATGGAACTACTTATACACCACAAACCGCTAAATTATCTCAAATAGTAAGTAGTACAGCGAATTGGACTATTGGTGCTGGTAGTTTTACCAGTGTAGCGAGTGGTTCTATTACTTTTGCGAGTAGTTGGAGTGGTATTAAAGAGTTTCAATTATCAGTATGTTTTAATAACTATAATTCAAGTGAAAACACTGGTGTATTGTATATTGATTTTTTTGATGCTATTATGAATACTTATACGCCTTCTTGTTTTAATGCTGCTACCTCTTGTATGAATACTCACGGCAGTAGTTTTACTGGTTCATATACGCTATTTTCTTTTACCGATAGAATACAAATAAATAATTCATTTAGTTCAACAACTTTTGGTTTTAACATCTATTTAGGTCATAATAATAGTTTTAGTAGTTGGGGTGGTGATGCTAAATATACTTTTATATTGACTGAAATGTAAAATATTTAGATTTATATAAATCATTAAATCACAGCAATATATGAGATCATTACAAGAAGATTTTTTATCATAATTCTCTATCAGTTCACGTAATATTTTTTCTTTATTTTATTATTAAAAAAGTATTATATTTTGCTTTTTGCTCCGCTAATATTTCATATACGCCCTTCGCTTCACCCTTCGCTTCGCTTAAAAAAAACTTTTTCTAATGGTATATATAAATATGGCCAATACCAGATTTAATTATGACGATTGTAGAACAATGAAAAGGTTACAACAACAGACAGACCCAGGCCGATGGATATTAAATGTGCCTGGTAATGGTGCGGATCCTTGCTACATAGAAGACCCTCAAATCATTATCCAAAAATGGGGCGCTAATTTAAGGACAAATACAATTAATTTAGAAAGCGAATTGCGAGGTGTCAGTAAGCCCTTAAGTCGTGATTGTTTAGGAAAAGATGAATATAAAAATTACAATGTCACAAATGAGGCTATAAAATACCCTACTTGTAATAATTTGTTTACTGACCAGTCGAGAGCAACAAATCCAGCTTGGTGGTATCGTGACGTAGAGCAGACAGACTGGTATTATCCTCCTCTAAATCCTCAAGAAAACACTTGTATGCCTTTTCAAAATAATCTAAATACGCGAGTTTTAGAAAAAGATTATTTTACACCAAAGAGAGATTGTGTGATTAACGAAACGAACAATTATTTGCCGGCGAGCTATAATTTGATTCGAGGTGGTTATGTAGCGGGACCGACCACGTGTGCGCAAACAAATTCTTGTGCATCGGCGAAGAAAGCATAAATGGAATAATAGATAAATGAAATAATAATAATAACCTGATAACATTATTTAGATTATTATTAATATCTTTCTCTCAGTATAAAATTAAAAAATAAAATAGTTTATATATATAATATGGAATTAGCGATCCCTTTATTAGCATTAGGTGGTATGTATATAGTATCAAATCAAACACCATCAAAATCGTGTGATACTGAAAAAGGAAAACCACAAAAAATAAATCAAGAGAATTTTACGAGTATGGGTGTAAATCGAAATTATTTACCAAATACAAATACTCCTCCCCAGAATTTTCCGGTTTCAAATATAAATCAATTAGTCGATACAGTTCAAGAATATCAAAACCCAAATGCGGCGACAGATAAGTATTTCGATCAAAATGCCTATCAACAAAGAGTCCGTAATAACGCGCCCGTTGGCCAAAACCCTCAACAAATTTATTCTATGACTGGAAATTATTTAGATTCAGAGCAATTTAAGCACAATAATATGGTGCCTTTTAACGGCGGCAAAGTAAAGGGTAACACATATGATGTTAATATTGCGGAGTCAGTTTTAGACAATATGATTGGCTCTGGCTCCCAAACCATCAAGAAAATAGAACAAGCGCCGCTATTCAAACCGGAAGACAATATGCAGTGGGCTTATGGAGCGCCCAATAACAGTGATTTTTATCAATCCCGGGTGAATCCTGGTATGAAAAACAGTAATGTGAAACCGTTTGACAGTGTTATGGTTGGTCCCGGTCTTGATAAAGGTTATAATAGTGTAAACGGCACAGGTGGTTACAATTCAGGAATGGAGGCGCGCGACAAATGGTTGCCTTATACTGTCGACCAAATGAGAGTTGCGACAAATCCCAAATTGGAATATGAGTTGACAAATCACGAAGGTCCCGCGAATTCTTATATTAAGAACGCTGCCTCCACTGAAACGATGGGTCGTGTAGAAAAACAAAGACCTGATACATTTTTTATCAACACACAAGACCGTTGGCTAACAACGACCGGTGCCGAAAAGGGCGAAACATTGAGATCCATTCAGGAAATGGGAATAGTCAGACGTAATGATATTGTCACGGACTATATGGGTCCTGCTGGAGCGGCGGATAGAAAAGCAGCTTATGCTCCTGAAAATTTCGAGAAGAGTAAGCGTCAAGAATCGATGACAACAAGTGTCAATCACTCGTCGGCACAGCGTCGTGGTCCGTGCACAGATACTGATAATTTTTTACGCAGTCACACAAATTACGAAAATAATAGGACTACTATGAGACAACCTGAAACCCATAGAAGCGGATTTAGTGGCGCAATTGGCGCTGTTATTTCTCCTATAATGGATATGTTTAGACCAACTCGTAAGGACGAAACCATACACAATGTCCGTATTTATGGCGAAGCTGCTCCAGCTGTTCCTAAAAGTTATGTTTATAATCCAAGCGATGCGACAACTACAACCATTAAAGAGACGACATTGTATGCGCCAACATTTAACATTAATAACCAAAAAGAGGGTATGTATGTTAATAATGCAATGCCAGGTGAAATGACCCAAAGAGATACTACAAGTTGTAGTTACATTGGCACGTCTGGTGGTGCTGCGACTGGGTTCGGTGATATGAATTATTCAGCAGCTTATAATCAACATAATAATGACATTAAATCGTCTACTGTTATGAATAGACCTAATCAAGGTGGAACACAAATCTTTAACCAACAAATGAATTTAACAACTATTAAGAGTGATAGCGATCGATTTGCTGGCCGAGTAAATCCGGCGATATCAGTGACACCAATGCCGCCGTCAGTTCAAACATATGGTTCTATTACTATGCCACAATATTACAATGAGTGTGCTGGTTGTGACCGCATTCAGCCGGACATTTTGAACGCTTTTAGAAGTAATCCTTACACGCATTCGCTGACGACATCTGTATAAGCCTCCACGAAGTATGAGGCGACTGATAAGCCTCCACGAAGTATGAGGCGACTGATTAAAGCGTTTTCAAAAACTTACTGATTTTTTTTATCACGAAATCTACATTCAAAAATTTTCTTCATCCATTTTTCATTAATAAAGTCATAATTAATATATTGTTTCGTTAAATATGGTGTTAAGTTTTGTATATCAATGAGACCTCTAATATCAATTTTATAACTATTATTCTTATTTGCGCAAATAGCCCACGGTTTCATACATTGACAAAAAATATGTTTTTTTATCGTCATTTCAATTATATAAAAATATATCAAATATATCTTTATATGTGTTTCATAAATATTTTTAAAAGTCTGTTACTTCGTATTAAAAATATTAATTACGTTATATTAAAATATAAAAACACTTACTCAAATATAGTAATCACATTTATGTTAAACATTCATCAAAATATAAAGGATAAATTGGATTTTTTTTATTCCAGCCATAAAATCCCAAATTTACTTTTTCACGGGACAACCGGTAGTGGAAAACGAACAATTGTCAGCGAGTTTATACACAAAATTTATGATAACGATAGAGAGAAAATCAAGACATTTGTGATGTATGTGAATTGTTCGCACGGCAAAGGCATCAAGTTCATTAGAGATGAGTTGAAATTCTTTGCAAAAACACATATTAATTCAAATAGCGGCAATACTTTTAAAAGCATCGTGTTATTGAACGCGGATAAATTGACTATGGATGCTCAATCCGCGCTACGTAGATGTATTGAGCTTTTTAGTCATAATACGCGGTTTTTTATTGTTGCCGAGGACAAATATAATCTGATGAAGCCAATATTGTCGCGATTTTGTGAAATTTATGTGCCTGAACCAGTTATAAATGGCGCGATTGTTAACTTATATAAATACAACTTAAATAATTTATTTAATATGAAGGATGTTAAGATGACGCGATTGGAAGCATTGAAGAAGGAGTTATTGAAAACGGTAAATAAAAAAATAACGATTGACAAGTTGATGGGGCTTTGTTCGAAATTGTATGAAAAAGGATATAGTGGTTTGGATATAATTCAGTTATTAGAGAATAACAAGTTTTTAGAAACGTCGCTTTCCGTGGAAAAACGGTATGAATTGCTAATTGCATTTAACCGTGTGCGAAAGGAATTTAGAAATGAGAAATTGTTAATATTGTTTATTTTGAATTTTGTTTTTTTGAGCTCAGAATTGTCTTTAGAAAATATCAGTTTTATGTAAAAATATTGTTATATATATATATATATATATATGTCGAGATCAGATGGAGAATATATACCTGTAATTTTTTATGAAGGTGAAGATAAAACCCCAATTGATAGTCTATCAGTAAGTGTTAATGGAAAAAAATCTAATGTATCCTATTCTTCACAACTATATATTAAAGAGGGGAGAATTTATACCCCTATTGGGACATTAATGTCACTTCATAATAATTCGTCGAAAACAGATTTGATAACTGCTTCCGGTAGAGAGATTGATAAATTCAACAACTTAGCAAACAAAATATTTATAAAGATCCCACAAATGAAGTCATCATATGTAAGGGATATAGAAGATGCCAGTTGGACATTGAGAAAAGGACAAGCGTTTAGAGCATATAAACCTACTACTACACCGAAGATTCCTGGTTATGACACAAATGGTGATACGGAAGATGAGGATTTAATGCTTGATTATGTAGCTCCTTCGAGGGCGCCACGTGATAGAACCAATCCACCCCCTTTTCCTCCTCCTGATATCGGAGGACGAAGAAGAAAATCAAGAAAACCAAGAAAATCATCAAATAAAAAAAGAAAACAAAGAAAAACAAAAAGAAGAAGACAATAATACCTTTAGAAAATATCAGTTTTTATTTTATAAAGATAAATTTTATAAGGTTATATATAATGGGAGAATATATACCTATTACTTTAACAAACGGATTAAACGATGTAACATATATGAATGATGGTAGAATTACTGAAGTAAAATGGGATATTCCAATATACTTTTTACGTGGAAATACTTATGAAAACATAGGAACTATAAATGACATTAGAGGAAGGAAAAATTTTAATGGTATTACTGACGCAAATTCAATACTTATTGGAACTGTGGATCAATTAAGAACAGGAAGACTATTTATAAGAATTTCTGAAGAAGAAAAAAGAACACCATCAAAACTTCGAGGAGGAAAATCCAGAAAATCAAAAAGGTCTAAAAAATCATCAAATAAAAAGAGGAAACAAAGAAAAACTAAAAGAAGAAGAACCAAAAAAAATAAGATTCGCCCAATTATATACGGCGGCGCATCAGTTAAACAATACGGTATAGCAACTGCCTTACGATCTTTGATTTTTACTTATTTCCCCCACAATAAAGGTTTTGAAACAATAAATTTGTCTGATCCAGCGTCGTTGGATAAATATGGATTAACAAATACATATACTACTGTAATGGATTTATTAAATCAAATAGTTCATAATGACGATGGTAGGTCTACTTTACCACGCGAAAAAAATTTTGGTGATTTTTTAAAATATTCACAAGATTTAGACAGTATTCTAACTGTTATAATATCAGATATCAAAAATTATCTCCGTGAACAAATTAGATTGAATAAAATTAATTCTAATTCTAATGCCATAATTTTAAATTTAATAACAAATATTGAAAATGACTTACCAAAAGAAGCAAAGAAAGAAGAATTACCTGCATCAGCATCAGCATCAGCACAAGGAGTTGTCCCTGGCAGAACAAGAATTTCAGTAACAAGCATATTTTCAAAAGTATCACCTGATGATAGACAATCTAAATACCCATTAATGTGCCAATATTTAAGAATTGAGTTTCCGTCAAATACAAATAGAGCATCAAGTATTGCATTTAATTTTTTTGAAAATGCCCCTATGAGTAAAGAAGATTTGGCTGAAATATTAGATTTGTTTAAGCAATATATAAAATTCGGATATATAGGACCTGAATATGATGGTGAAATAAAAAAATTACAAGAAGAGGTAGAAAAAAAATAAATTATTTTATTTTATAATTAGTTTAAAAAAATAAAATATAAAACAACTATTTAGTAATTATGGATGATTTTAACGTAAGTTCGCTTCACGAATCTAAGAATGAATGGGGTGCTCGTCTGATTACCATTTTGACGCCGCTAATTATCGATGGCTACAAGTCTATTTTAGACGAAGCCATAAAACTGTGCAAGGACAATGGGGAAATGGACAAGTATTTAATGACATTTCAAAATTTCATTTCGAGAATTCCCAAATGGAATCAAACAATTATTGAAACAGAGCGTAAAAGAATTTGCGAGAAATCAGGATGTTCTTATTTAGAAGATTTAGTAACTTGTGTGCACATTATTCAATTGAAAATTCTCACTGCTATGCGTGTAGGACAAAAACAGAAGAAGGTCGATATTAAAGTGCCCAAGTTGGACGATTTTGTTCATAAGACGTATATCAATGTAGCACGCAAGGTGTATAAAAATGTTTATTTATTTGAAATCAATATTCCACCTTTAAACATTCAAAAGAACCATAGAGAGTTAGAAGTTATTGTCCAAGAATGTATTTTAAACACACTAAGAGAGAGTATTCCTGTTGAAGCAATATTGAAGGCGTATATGGATGAAACCATTGAAGAAGATGTGGTTGAAGAAATTAAAGAGCAAATTATTGAGCAACCTAAAAAGCAAGAGCAAAAGCCAGAACAGAAACAAGTAGAAACACCTACTACACCTACTACTAATAAGGTTGGCTTTAATGATATTGATTATGTTGCCAGTAGTGACGGGAAATTTCAAAACGTTGTAGTGCCAAAAACATTTGAGAATTTAGATTATATTAGCAATATGAGAGCCGAGCAAAGAAAACAGGATGAAGCAAATGATTCGGATGACGATAATATTAAAATAAATATTTCGGATGAATTTGTAAGTCCAGAATCTTTAGGTCTATTATCCATCGAAGAACCAAAAATGGATTTATTGCCGGATTTATTGCTAGACGAAATCGAAGTTTTAGAATAAATTTAAATTAAAATTTGCGTAAAAAGATAAATAATATATACAATAAGTATTTTAAATGGATAACATATTTATTATAGCAGCAATCATATCTGTTATTTTTGTCATAGCAAAATTTATTGAAATGCGATTTATCGAAAAGGAGGCGAAACCGTTGAAGTTTTTAATCCGTGACGCGCTTTTAGTATATGTTAGTGTTATAATGGGTCATTTTATTTTGAGTCAATTGAAGCCGATGATTCAAGAGGGTGGCGCTATAAGTGCTCCCCAAGTTTTCACAGGTAATCCTGAGTTCTAACGACCCGTCCAAACCTTCACAATAGGCCTGGGTAATCTATTGTTTTTTACATCTTCTTCATAATTTTCGTATGTATAATTACTAAAATTTTGATACTTAAAAATATTTCCCAGTAGTGCCTTTTTTTTAGTAATAAAGGGATACTCGCTAAAAAATATAACTCCAAATACACGTTCAAGACAACATCTGTCTTTTCTAGAAAGAATAACACTTGTTAATTTTGTTAACTTATATTTTCTCTCTAAGTGCAATAAAAAATCGTGATTTATAAATGCTTGTGACCCGAAACATCCAAACCAATTGAAATTATCCATACCAAGTACTCTGTTATTCAATGTCAATTTGTTTTTTATTTCGGTAGAATTGTTTAAAACGTCAATAATTTCTACTGAATTGCTTATGCGTTCATTATCAGAATTAAAATACCATAATGGCATAACATTAAGACCAATTAGTTTTTCAAAATTGACGCGAGTATGAAAAAACACACTGTCGTGGATTATGACAGCATTGTTAAAAAACTTGTTTTTTATAAAATAATAATAAGGAAGTAATTCGCCGCGACCAGGGAATTCGGATTCAATAATCTCAATATTCTCGTAATTATAAAAGGCTATAACAAGATCTTTATCGCTGTTATCATCAATGATTACAATTTTTCTATATGGATAAAATCGCCTTAAACATTGAATACAATTATTCCAATATTTATTGGTTAATTCGGAATTAACATGTCTCGTAATAATAAAACCAAAATCATTCATTAATAATATAAATTATAATATTAATGAAAATTAAACACTAATTATGAAAAATCTAAACCAAAATAGGTATTTTGTCAATATCTATAATATCATTTGGCACTGTTCCTTTAAAATCAGTATACGCCTTAAATTCGGGTCTTTCTAATTGAGCTTGCGGAGTGTGATTATGAACACATCGAGCAATCATTTTATATAATTTGAAATCAGGATATCGATCTTGTCCGTTATTTTTATATAACATATTAATACCCTTATCATCGAGACACCATTCTACTATCATACGCTGAACGGGGTCACATTTGCTAAGGTCTTTAATGTCGGACATATCTTCGACAACATAATCGAAAATAGAGCAAGCAAGTCGACACAAATCGAAACTGAAGTTGGGCTCCAACCGTGGCTTCTTCTCGTTAAAATATGGCTCAGTATTGTATTGTGTGGCGGCATCATTGCCAATTTGGAAACTATCACTACAAAATAGTTTGCCATTATATTTGTAAATACTTCTGCCGAAATCGATGATTTTATATATTCTGCCAAAAGTTGGCACCTTATAAATCTGTTTTTTGTAACAATAATAAAGAAATTTTTTCTCTGTGTAATTATACATTACATTATTCGAATGTAAATCATTATGAGTAAAAGAAAAGGTCTTTTGATAGGTTATTAAAATCATTATTATTTGCATAAAAGCGGAAAACCATTCTTCTTCCTTTAAATCGGATGATAATATTAGATCGTCAAATGTATTTTCACAATACTCCATACAAATAACTTGAACTGGGAATTGAGGTATAATTGCATTTATAACCTCTTCTTCTTCAAAACTATCGTCTGATTCTTCGTCTTCCCACTGAGTATCGTCTGCTTCTTCGCTTTGCTTTTCATTTACTTCTTCTAACTCATCTTCTTCTTTTAAATCAGGTGCTTCTTCTAACTCATCTGCTTCTTGCTGTTCATTTTGCTCAACTTTTCCTAAAAGCGGGTCATCATTTTCACCATCAACTGTGTAAGATGTTCTTGAAGAACAAGTTGAGTTTGATTTTAATGTAACTTTATTATCAGTATCATTTGTCAAATTTGAATTAGTTATATCAATTAGCTCAGAATAATTACCTTTTAAGTCTTCTAAATTCACAATTGTATTATCGTCACTAAACATATCTTCGAATACTTCATTATCAAACGATTTAATAGATATATTTGACTTTAACGATAAATTATGTTCTATTTTTAATGGTTTTAATTTGGTCTCTTCATTTTGAAACTGAAATAAATGTTCGTAATCATCAATTTTAAATAGAACATTCTTGTTTTTATTAAAAAAATCCGAATTATTCAAGTAATCTATGTCATCACAAACATTTAACGTGAAATTATTTTTAATAGCTAAAAATGAGCCATAATAATCTACGCCGTGTTGGAAATTATGTTCACTAATAAGATTACTTGAGAGAAATAAAAATAAACCATCAACATAAGCCGAATTATTTAAATCCAGTAATTTACTATTACAATATGTTTCATCCGAATTAATACTTGGTAGATTCAAAATATTATCGTCATTATTATATTTTCCTATTAGATATTTAAACGGGTCTAATAATGGAGCCATCTTGAAAAATAGATCCTTATCTTTGACCTTATTATTGTTTATATTTTTGATACGACAATTATACAATTTACTGTCTTCACTATTGTCTTCATCATTTACTGATGAAATATACCATTTATGATTCAAGTTTACATTATTGTAATTGGTTTCATTTAACTCCAAAAACCTTTTATAAATTGGTATATAATTTTGTGTTTTAGAGAGAAACAAAGATGATGGTTTCTCTAAACTTTTTAAAAGCTCAGTGTTCTTCCTTTTCTGATAATTTACGTTTATCATTATTAGGTATTTAATATATAAATTATATGAGTTTTTAACTTATTATTTGTTTAAAGTGTTTTCTCTCTTAATATCTGTTTTAAAACTACATTAAGAGAGAATCATTTGCGTTTTATATTCTATTTAAAATTTTATACATTATAATATATGACACTTGAATTAAAAAAATTCGATATGAAAAGTATTAGTTTTAAGCCAAATGAAAATAAAGGTCCTGTAGTTGTATTAATTGGAAAGCGTGATACCGGCAAATCTTTCTTGGTCCGAGATCTACTTTTTTATCAACAAGAAATCCCCATTGGCACCGTTATTTCGGGAACAGAAGAAGGTAACGGCTTTTACGCAAAAATGGTGCCCAAATTGTTCGTCCATAATGAATATAATACGGCGATTATTGAAAACATTTTGAAACGACAACGCACTGTGTTGAAACAGATTAAAAAGGAGATGGAAACATATAAACGCAGCACTATCGATCCTCGTGCCTTTGTTATTTTAGATGACTGCTTATATGACGCGACCTGGACACGTGATAAAATGATGAGGTTACTCTTTATGAACGGGAGACATTGGAAGGTGATGCTAGTCATCACAATGCAATATCCGCTCGGCATTCCGCCCACACTGAGAACCAACATAGATTATGTTTTTATTCTTCGAGAAAATTACATCGCAAATAGAAAAAGAATATATGAGAACTATGCCGGTATGTTTCCAACATTTGAGAGCTTTTGTCAGGTGATGGACCAATGTACCGAAAATTATGAGTGCTTGGTGATAAATAATAACTCGAAATCCAATAAGCTACACGATCAGGTGTTCTGGTACAAAGCCGACAGCCACGGTGACTTCAGATTAGGGTCAAAAGAGTTCTGGGAATTGTCAAAAGGAATGAAGGATGAGGATGAAGAGGAGCAATATGACCCAAATTCAGTTAAAAAACGCGGCGCAGGACAGAAAATCAGCGTGAAAAAGGCGAATAAATGGTAATCCACTTTTTTAACGAAGTAATAAAAAGTGGAGCAAAACTATAGAAAATTAATTGTGATTTTAACGTCTCATTGTTTTTCTCTTTGGTTTCCTTTTGTGTAAAGTTTTATTTTTCCCTTGAGAAAGCATTTTAATACAATCTTGGCAACTAAACGAACCTTTCGCTAAATCTAACGCAGTCTTACCTTTTTTGGTCTTAATAGACTTGTCTGCTCCGTATTCTAATAGAAGGCGAAGTTTGGCAAGCTGTTTAGTCTTAGCCTTTTTATCTATTTCTCCTAAAAAAGCGAGCTTGTGAAGAGCAGTCCAACCATTTTTATCTTGTATATTTGGGTCAGCATTATGGGTTAAGAGAAATTTCATTCCGTCTAAAGTTCCATACATAGTCTCAAACATTAGAGCAGTATTTGTGCTTAAACCATTATCAAATAGGACATTAATATCTGTTATAGTTCCGTCGTTCAACATCTTCTTCATAAGAGGAATATTCCCTTTATTCTGAACGAACTTTTGTATGTTTTCTTTACTATCTGCCATTTATATTATATTAATAAAAATTATAATATAAATTTTTGCTTTTCATTGCTTCACTTAAAAAGTATATTTGGTTCAACATTTGGCTCAACCTTTCTTAAAGGTTGAATTAGTCCACACTGTCCATCGTGTCCTCCTTCTTCTTCGCAAAAGGGCCACTAATTAACTGACTCTGTCCGTTATCCGTTTTGCCAGTAACAATGTTCTCTCCTTCAAACAACTCCATCTGAATATCCGCCGAAGAAATATTGTCCTTCTCCTTCAAACCGAACTCTTGACTATTGGCATTATTGACACCAATTAGATTACCTTGCTCGTCAATTGACTGCGTCAATGCGTTACCAGATTTCTCCGCGTTCTTGATGTTCTCATCAATAGCCTTCTTTTTGCTCTCCTTGACACGCTGGTCAAACGCGGTCTTGGCATTGGACTCGTTCTTGTTTTTCTCACTCATCAACTGGTTAAGCTCCTCCTCCATATACTCGACACGACCTGTCTTATATGCTTCAGGTTCCCAGGGCATCCACATACCTACAGGACCAACCATAATATCGTGATTCGGATCAATTTCTCTGAGCATTTTACATCTCAACTCGGCTTCCTCAATTGTGGGATAACTGCCGCGAATTTTTAACCCACGAGTGCTTGTTTGGAAATTGTGTGCGACACCAAACTCTTTATCGAGTGTCTCTTCGTTGTTGTCAACAAATGTTTTGTAATCATCCTCCATAGTAGTTTTTGTTAAATTATCCTTCTCCTCCTTAACAAACTCTTTAAAGTCATTTGAAATGTCGTCAAATGAAACATTGTATTTGAAAGAGACAAAATTCAAAAACTGGACATATTTTTCCATCGATTTATTCAAATCCCACTTCTTTAGGAATTGTTCAAAAAAGAAAATCTGCTTTTGTTTAATAATATTTTCGGGAGACACAAACGACACACACACGAATTTTTGCCCGGCAATGGCTTTGTCTTCTTCTAATAAGTCGACATATTTAGGATTATTTTTACCGTTTACCTGTTTTCTCTCAAAACCTTTCTTGGTTGAAGTCTTTTCTTTAGAGCGATCCATTTTAATTAAATCATATAATTATTTTTAAGTTTTTTATCGCATATATTATTTTTTTTCTTATTATTTAATATAAATGAACGGTTTAATTAACGTCGGTGAACTTGTAAAGAGAATCATTAAATACCTTGTCGAAGGTTTAATGGTAGCTATTGCGGCTTATGCTATCCCTAAACGTTCCTTGAATATTGAGGAGATTATTTTGATTGCGTTGACTGCGGCTGCCACATTTAGTATCCTTGATACTTACATTCCCAGTATGGGTGCCACTGCTCGCTCTGGTGCTGGCTTTGGTATTGGTGCTAATCTTGTTCGCTTCCCTGGTGGGTTTTAAGAGACTATTTAAAGCGACTATTTTAAAAATCTAACATAATATATTTAATCTAAATGTAATATATTATGGCTAATCGTACACGTAGTAAAAAACGAAGTAAAAGTAATAAAATGTACAGACAAAAAGGAGGTGAGTTTACTCAACCAGAAATACAATCATTATTAGGTCAACAATTATTAGGTGGAGCAATATCAGAAGCAGATATTGTTGATTGGAGTAATTCAGGTATAGATTATAATTTTTTTTATGATGCGATTCAAGAATACAATAATGCGATTCAACAATCTATACAAGCAATTCAAAATTTTCAAGCTAATTATAGTCAAAATATTATTAACATCGCACAGAAAAATAAGCAAAATACCCCTATGGATATAAATGAATTAATGATTCAAATAGTATCACCACCAGGGTCTCCAAATTCGGTAGCAAGCAGTAGAATGAATGAAGGTGGTAGGAGAAGAAAAACAAGACAATCTAAAAAAGTGAGAAAATCTAAAAAGAGTAGAAAAACAAGAAAACAAAGAGGTGGTGCGAATTTTAGTAAAGCACAAAGACAAGAGCTATTAGACCAAGGATTTACAGAAGACAATATTGAGACATTGATACAAGAATTTCCTAACACGGATGCTGGTGATGTTATGGATTCAATTCAACAATTGCTTAGTCAAAATAATACCCCACAAGAAATAATAGATAATCTTAATAATGATAATGAAAATAATCTATCTGGAATCGCAAGCAGTGCAAATGGTTCAGTAAATAATGTCAGTGTAGGCAGTTTGGCGTTGGGAGATGAAAATGAAAATGATGTATCTGGAATTGATGATGACAATGTTTCTCAACATAATATTAGTGTTGATAGTTTTGAAGATGAAGATGAAGATAATAATTTGAATAATAACATTGATGATATAAGCGATGATAGTATTATCTCTAATAAAGGTGACACAACAAGAGAAGAAGATTCTTCATATATGGATGATATAGGAGAACATGAAGGTGGTAGAAGAAGGAAAACAAGAAAAGGTAGAAAGGGTAAAAAATCCAGAAAAACTAAAAAACAACGTGGAGGTATGCGTTATGGAACCGGTGTAGGTTCGAATTGTTTTGAACCGAATTATTCTATTTACAACACACCGGCGCTAACATTGTTCCCATATAAACCAAATTAAAACAAACAATAATATAATTAATCAAAATAAGTAATTATATTATTTTAAATAGTCGGTATAAATTCCCAATCCAACTCTTCACAAATCTTGCGCCATATTGAATCTTGTTCTATTCTCTTCTCTCTATCTTTCAACATTGGGAAATGTTCTAAGTATTGTGCTTCTCCTAAAAGTTCACAAAGCTTGTAAGCAGTATAATAATAATTTAAAAAGTTCACTCTGTCATCAGGACAATATTTCGAATAAGGCGACTGAAGTTCAACAAATAAATTGCACAATGTGTCTTCCAATTCAGGCGACATAATAGGTGGTTTAATACCCAACTTATCTTTAATAAATGGTATATGCTCATAGTATTTATTATAGCCCAACTTTTTAAGAATCTCCTTGGTTTTGTTATTTGATATTTGTGATAAATCAATACGCTCCTTTTTAATTTGCAACTTAATATTTTCAATAACCTCGATAGGAATTTGAGTAGTTTCCTTGCCTTGAAATTGAGCCAAAATTTCTTTAAAATGGTTAATTCTTTTATAAGCATAAAAGCATACTTCCTTGGGCGGCTCCTTATAAGACGGTTTCTCATTTTCAATTAAATATGGTATACTTCTAAAACAAACATTACAAATTAGTAGACCTTCGTCCTCGAGTGGAATTAATTCACCCTTGTGACATATCTGACACACATCGGTTTGGCAAATAAACGAATTCACATCAATAAATGTGTCGTCAATATTACTTAAATATTTTTGCACAATATTGTTGGTTTTGTTTTGGTTTATATTTGCGCTGTCATCTTGTTTAATCTTAAAAAACGAATTAAGTATTTTATTTTTATCGCTTATATTGATGTTAGTTGTACCGGTTGAAATATTTTTTTTATTTTCGAAATAGTCAAAAATAAACTTGGAATTGTCCAAAAAGTATTCCATCTTTCTTCCTTTGGTTTGTTTTATTGTTTCGTTGATTTCATTGATTTTGTCTTGATATTCTAATTGTTGTTCGACTGTGAGAGTCTCTTTTTGCAAAAGTTCCTTTAATTCATATTTTTCGAGCTGTAACTCGGGTATCCTATCGTTTTCATCTTTTGAAAACTCATTTAAGAATTCCTTGTGCTTACCATCAAGAGTAATCGAACTTTTTTTGTTGAATTTTATTTTTTTAGCAGATTTTGGTTTAAATGATGGCATATGTTTCTTTTATTATGTAATAAATTTTTTTTAATTAATAATAGAGAGAAAATATATTAATTTTTTAAAACAATATAAAATAAAAAATGAAACAAAATAAAGAATTAATTATAATAACATAAAATAAAGTAAAATATGGATTCACTGCTTGACACAATGTTTATTAAGAGATTTTGTTTGCCCGTTAATACAAACGTGGACAAATACGAAAATGGTGAGGGATATATTAATTCGTGCTTATGTGGACCATCAAACCACATAGCGTGCATTTTGAAAGGGAAAGAACGCTAACCTGAACAAATCGACAGTTTTAAGTTTTGGGATTAATATAATGGGCGACAGCGAAGGAGTTGACCCAGGCGTTCACGCTGAGCATAATGCTTTGTTAAAATTGAAGTCATCACAAAATAAAAAAAGATTGGAGCCAGTAAATTTACTGGTTGTCCGATTTTCAAAAACAAATAAATTACAATCGAGTAAACCGTGTAATAACTGTATTAAAATTATGGAATCAATACCAGAGAAAAAAGGATATAAAATTCAAAATATTTATTATTCAAATAGTGACGGGAATATAGTTAAGACCAATTTAGCAAACTTAAAAAACGACGACCAACATTATTCCAGGTATTATAGAAATTGTATACGCTAAACAAGTTTAAAATATATAATGTTTTTCTGTTTTTTTATTAATTAATATGGATATTAAGATTAATTTGGATTCTTTAAAGGATTTAGAAAATAATGTTGATTTTAAAGTGGACGCCATTAAATTCCAAAAAATGCTTTTATTATACAACACAATAGAGCAAGGATGGTCTGTGAAAAAACGCAATGAATCATATGTTTTTACGAAAAATCACGAAAATAAGAAAGAGATATATGATGACGCATATTTATTAAAATTTATGAAAAGCAATTTGGATTTGAATAAAATTATTTCGTAAATTTTTAGTATTTCAATTTTTACATATAAATCAAAAAAAATTGAAATGCTTTTTTTCCAAACAATGAAAGATATTAAATTATAACCAAATCAAGTTTCAAACTATTATTAAGAAAACTAATACGATTTACTTAACAAAAATGTCTGATTTAACTTACATTTCAAATACTCAAATCAAGAATTATGCCTCTATTGAGGATTTAAAAGTGGCTATTATTAAGACACTCGCCAGATGGTTTCCTAATCATTATGTCTTTAACGAGCACGCTCTGGAAAGCTGGTTTAAAACGGATGCCACAAATGTCGATATATTATATGGCAATACCTTTCAGTTTGAACTTTCTGTATATGGTGAAAACGTATACAATCTCGTAATGTTTGCGATTGGTCGTTACAGACGCCACGGTTCCAGTTGCGACTTCTTTGAAAGAGTTCTGGATTGTTTAGAATACCAGCTCGGACAACCAGACATAGAGTTTGACACGATGCAGACGGCAAGAACTAACAAACAACAAGACGAACAAACATATTATCCTGAAACCTCGTTGTGGCCCATTCATTCTATTAACGAAAGTCCGTTGCCTATCGCAGGAGCGATCGCGGAAACGGTTGTCTACGACGAAGCAGAAGATGCTGAAAGCTTAGAAGACTCTGACGACGATGACGAATCTGATGACGAAGACTCTGACGACGAAAGCTCAGACGACGACGACGAGGATGAAGATGAACTCATTATGAGTATGCCCTTAAGTCATATGAACGACACACAGATTGAAAAGTATGTTGAACTGTGTGGACGATGCCCTCGCGATGAATGCGAGGAATGGGAAATGATGTATACAGGAGGTGACATCCTTAGATACTCATACTGTAAATTTATTCAATGGGGCATAGAAGACCAAACAGTCTCCAATATTACCATCAGTCGCGCCACATTTGATGAAATCAATTTCGAAAATTGTGTCTTTGATGGCGTCGAATTTGAAGAATGTGTTTTTAAGGATATTATTTTAAATAACACTACTTTTAAGAATTGCAAGTTCATTGAATGTGAATTGGACTCCAGCTTAGTGCCCGATGACTCGTGTGAAGTAATGAATTACACTGACTCTGATGAAGACGCATAAACATAAAAATTATTATTATTATTATTATTATTATTATTATTATTATTATTATTATTATTATTATTATTATTACATATATTTATTAATTAATTAAACAAAAATAAGGGGATATTCCCTTTTTTCTTTCAAAATTTTTAAAATGAATATTCATTATTTTTACAAATAAATATGTTTTGAACTTCTTGTGTATTGGTAATTTTTGAAACGCCAGTTTGTATTTCATTTAACCAATCAAATTTATCCTTGGAAACATCGTCTTGTAGCAGTCGAATTACAGAGAACCCATTTTGGTTAGCGCAATCGGTCTTAAATTTATCCTTTTCTATTTGGGTTTCAGGTGATGTCCAATTAGAAACTTGTGTGAAATGTTGTTCGCCATCGAGTTCAATAATAATTTTTAATTCTTCTATAGCAAAATCAAATGGCAAACAGAGCTTATTTTTACACCATTCCACTTTATATTGTCTTTTGATTGTTGGATAAATTTCTTTTATTTTTTCATAAAATTTATATTCGGTTTTGTTAATACAATTAGGACAACCACAATTATGGTTTATATGTATATCCGGAGTCTGATAAAAATCACCGTGTTTTTTACAAATTATAATTACGTGTTTTCTATTATTGATATATTCAACCTTAGAATAATCGTATTTATTACCGTGTATTTTATTTGCTCTTTTAATAAAATCTGATAAATCTACTTTATTATTAGCACATTTGGGACATCCACAATTTCTATTTATATGAAAATCTGGTATTTGTGTAAATTCACCGTGTTCTCTACATATTATTATAATTTGTGTATCAGCATTTATGTAGTTCACTTTTGAATAATCATATTTATCATTATGTATATTTATTGCCTTTTCAATAAAAGAAACCGTATCCAACTGAAAATTTTTGGCACATTTTTGACAATTATAATTACTTAGATGGTTAGATGGTGTTTGTTGAAATTCGCCGTGCTCTCTACATATTATAGTAATTTTTGTTTTAGCATTTATGTAATTAACTTTTGAATAATCGTATCTATTTTTATGGATTTTATATGCTTTAGAAATAAATAATTTGGTTTTATCAGTGTGTGTTAACATTAATATACTATACAAGAATATTATAAGTTGTTTTGGTAACAAATTAATTCAATTTTATAAATATTTGGTTTAACAAATAATTAAATTAATTTTAATTATTTTTTAATTAATTTAATTTCCAAAAAATTTTTTTCTTTAGCATCTATATAAAATGGGAGGAGGATTAATGCAATTGGTCGCCTATGGCGCACAGGATGTCTACCTAACTGGTAACCCGCAAATCACTTTCTGGAAGGTAACTTACAGAAGGTACACTAACTTTGCCATCGAATCGATTGAGCAAACTTTTAACGGTCAAGCCGACTTTGGACGCAGAGTCCAATGTGTCATCTCCAGAAACGGAGACTTGGCCTACAGAACATATCTCCAAGTTACACTACCCGAGATTAACCAGCTTATGGGTCTTGGAAACTACACCACCGGCCAAAACACCGGTGTCTATGCCCGTTGGTTGGATTACCCCGGCGAGCAGCTCATTGCTCAGGTTGAGGTTGAGATTGGTGGTCAAAGAATTGATCGCCAATATGGTGACTGGATGCACATCTGGAATCAGCTCACTATGACCTCTGAGCAACAACGTGGATACTTCAAGATGATTGGTAACACTACCCAACTTACCTTCATCACTGATCCTTCTTTCTCTGATGTTGAGTCCCCTTGTGACTCCTTGGCGCCCCGTCAAGTTTGTGCTCCCCGTAACGCTCTTCCTGAGACCACCCTTTACGTGCCCCTCCAATTCTGGTTCTGCACCAACCCTGGTTTGGCTCTCCCTTTGATTGCTCTCCAATACCACGAGGTCAAGATCAACCTTGATATCCGCCCTATTGATGAGTGCTTGTGGGCTGTTACCACCTTGAACTGCAACACCAATCCTTATGGAGGTTCTGCTCCTGGTGCTCAATACACTGTTGGACGCCCTGTTCCCGCTACCATTGCCTACAATCAGTCTTTGGTTGCTGCTTCTCTCTATGTTGACTATGTCTTCTTGGATACTGACGAGAGACGCAGAATGGCCCAGAACCCCCACGAGTACCTTATTACTCAGCTCCAGTTCACTGGTGATGAGTCTGTTGGTTCTTCGTCGAACAAGATCAAGCTCAACTTTAACCACCCCGTTAAGGAGCTTATCTGGGTTGTCCAGCCCGATCAGAACGTTGACTACTGCTCGTCTTTGACTTGTGATGCTCTCCTCTTCAAGGTCCTCGGTGCTCAACCCTTCAACTACACTGATGCCATCGATGCTCTCCCCAATGCTATCCACGCTTTCGGAGGCCCCGCTGCCATCGCTGCTGACTCTCGTGCTTACATTGATGCTCGTGGTCTTTTCCAAGACGCGGGTGCTATGGATTCTTTCATCCCTCATGGTTTCACTGGATACTGGCACGGCCCCTCCAATCCTTATAATGAGGTAAATATGGGAGGCAATGCTGTTCCCTTGAACACCGCTGGTCTCCCTGCTTCTATCATTGCTTCTCTCCAAGACTCTGGTAGTCACAAGGATAACTCTGGTGTCTCTGATGCCGGCACCTTCGTCCTCTCTGAGACCTCTTTGGATATGCACTGCTGGGGACAAAACCCCGTCGTCACCGCTAAGCTCCAACTTAACGGCCAAGATCGCTTCTCTGAGCGTGAAGGATCTTACTTCTCTTGGGTTCAACCTTACCAAGCCCACACCAGAAACCCTGATGAAGGTATTAACGTCTACTCATTTGCTCTCCGCCCTGAGGAACACCAACCCTCGGGAACTTGCAACTTCTCCAGAATTGATAACGCCACCCTTCAGCTTGTCCTCTCCAACGCCACCGTTGAGGGAACCAAGACTGCCAAGGTCCGTGTTTATGCTACCAATTACAACGTGTTGAGAATTATGAGTGGTATGGGAGGCCTCGCGTATTCCAATTAAAAATCTTGTTACGATTTATCGTCACATTATCTTTTACATATTTTAATAATTAATTATTCCTTTTTAATTATTAAAGCAATAAACAATATAGAGATATAACTATAATATAATTTATAAAATGAGCGTAGATATAGTAAACCTTATTGATAACAACCCAATTACCAAATTTTCTGGTGACTATCAAAGCAAATTAGTTGAAAAAGTTAAGAATAATTTCACAAATTATGAACAACAGCTATTTTTATCCAGTTTTTATTGTTATTTAAAGTATGATTCTAAAAATGATTTTGTTATTGATCTAGATAATATATGGCAATGGCTTGGTTTTAGTCAGAAAGTTAATGCAAAAATGTTATTGGAAAAACAATTTACAATTGAAAAGGATTATAAAAAATCGCTTTTGTTACAACAAAAGCAAACAAATCAAACTAAAGGAGGTCACAATAAAGAAATATTTATGTTAAATGTTGAAACTTTTAAAAGATTTTGTTTAAAAGCTGGAACAAAAAAAGCAGATGAAGTACACGATTATTTTATTAAACTTGAAAATATAATGTTTGAAATTACAAAAGAAGAGGGTGATGAGTTAAAACAACAAGTTCTTACATTAGAAAATAAAAATAAATCAATGGAAGAAAAAATAATTAAACAAAAGGAATTAGATAATGAAAAATTTCTATTAAAAGAATATACAAATATAGGGTGTATGATTTACATAATAAAAGTAAAAATGAATGATGACGGAACTTATATTGTTAAAATAGGACATAGCACAAAAGGAATTAAAGATAGATATAATGAATGTAAATTAAAACATACAAATATATTGTTATTGAATTGTTTTGAAGTTGATAAAAGTTACCAATTTGAAACATTTTTACATACGCATCAAAATATTCAACCAAATAATGTAACCAATCTACAAGGTCATGAATCTGAAAAAGAATTATTTTTAATTGGGAATACTCTAACATATCAAACATTATTAAAAATTATTGATGATAATATTAATAATTACAAGTATAAGGTTAGAGAATTATTATTAGAAATTGAAAATTTAAAACTAAAGCTGCCTATTGAAGTAATTAATAATGACAATGAATTGTTAAAAGAATTAGTAAATACTAATAAATTACTTACAAATAAAGTATGTTCTCTCGAAACCTCTATTCAACTAATTCTTAACAAACTTAATTCTCAAGAAACCAAAATTGTTACAGGTTTTAACCAACAACTTCCACATTTGGGTCCAAGACTACAAAAAATTAATCCAGAAACAATACAGTTAATTAAAGTTTATGAATCAGTAACAGAAGCTATGAATGAAAATAAACATATAAAACGTCCAAGTATAGCAAAAGCGGTCGAGGAAAATACAATTTATTGTGGGTTTAGATGGCAACTGGTAGAGAGAAATTTAGATCCAAATATTATTCATTCTTTAGAACCAACAAAGGAAACCAAAGTGCAAAATTTAGGTTATATTGCCAAATTAAATATAGACAAAAGTCAAATTTTAAACGTCTATTTAGATAGAAAAACCGCATCTCAACAAAATGGGTTTGAAAGTTCATCAGCCTTAGACAATCCAGTTAAAAACGGAACAATAGTAAATAATCAATATTACACATTATATGACAAATGCGAAGCAGATTTAATAAACAATTTTGAAGCAGAATATGGAAAACCACTTTTATACAAAAACGGTGTTGGACAATATGATTTAGATAACAATTTGGTTAATGAATTTACGTGTAAATATGACTGTATTCGTGAATTAAAAATGAGTGACAAAACATTAACAAAAGCTCTTGATAAAGATATTCAATATAATGGTTTTTATTATAAAAGTATTGGAAACAAATTAAAGATATAATAAATTAATGTATTTACAAAGAATAAATACATAAATAAATTTTAATAATAATAAAATATGAAAAACTTATTGATAACAGGAGGTTGCGGATTCATAGGTTCAAATTTTATTAATTATTTTTTTCACTTGGACAAAGATATAAACATTATAAATTATGATGCTATGTATTATTGTGCGAACGAAATGAATATCAATGAAGAAATTCGGGAATCGTCAAGATATAAATTAGTAAAAGGAAATTTATGTTCATTTGATTTAGTTCG